TGAAAGCCTTGGAATCCTTGATCACCTTGTTCTCCCTGATTTCCTTGCAACCCTTGATCACCTTGGAATCCTTGATCTCCTTGAAATCCTTGATCACCTTGGAATCCTTGATCTCCTTGATCTCCTTGATCTCCTTGATTTCCTTGATCACCTTGATTTCCTTGATTTCCTTGATTCCCTTGATTCCCCTGATATCCTTGATCACCTTGGAATCCTTGAATTCCCTGATCACCTTGCAATCCTTGATTGCCCTGATCTCCTTGAAAACCTTGTTCTCCAATTTTCCCTGCAAGACAAATTGAAAGAGTGTTATATGTTTTAAATCCTGGGCTTGAAGAATGCGTAACAACTGCAACTATATCCCCTGTTGTGGGATTATAAGAAGTTATTCGCATGTACTGTATAATATTGTCAGTCGGTGCGTATACAGACAGTATTTGTCCAGCACCAAAAGCTAAACCTGTCGCTATAGGACTTTGATAATAATTTTCACCAACTGTTTGAAAATAATATTCGCCTGTGTTTTGTGTAGTGCAAATTAAAGGTGTTGTGCCTTGATTTCCTTGATACCCTTGATCACCTTGATTGCCTTGTAACCCCTGTTCACCTTGAAAACCTTGTTCTCCTTTTTCACCTTGTGATCCTTGATTTCCTTGTTCTCCCTGATTGCCTTGAAACCCCTGTTCGCCTTGAAATCCTTGTTCCCCCTGTTCACCTTGATATCCTTGATCACCTTGGTTTCCTTGTGCCCCTTGTGCTCCTTGATCACCTTGATATCCTTGATTACCAGAATCCCCCTTATCTCCAGTTCTTGCAAAAGTTAAAAGTACTTCATCATTATTTGAAAATGTTCCATTTCCAGATAGATAAGAAATAACAACATCAAAAAAACTTGGTTCTTCTTCTGTTGCAGAACTAATTGAATAAAGTGCAAATACTGTCGAATCATTTTTCTTAGATAGTTTAAAGTGACCCTTCATTGTGCTTGTTGATGCGGAAATGGTATTTAAATATAAAGAAAGATCAATACTTGAGTTGTTTGGATTATCATCAATAATAACATGTGTAGCTAATGCAATATTAGAATTATTGAATCTTATAAAATTATCGCCGGGATCGTTTATTGTATAATTAAGAGTGTCTATAAGGTATTCAACTGTGACACCACCAAAGTTTCCATTTGAACCTTGATTGCCTTGTTCACCTTGAAAACCCTGTTCGCCTTGAAATCCTTGGTTGCCTTGTTCACCTTGAAATCCTTGTTCACCCTGACCACCTTGAACTCCCTGTTCACCCTGCCATCCTTGATTTCCTTGAAAACCTTGTTCACCTTGGAAACCTTGATTGCCTTGCTCTCCTTGAAAACCTTGGTCGCCTTGATGACCTTGATCACCCTGTCTTCCCTGCCATCCTTGATCACCTTGCCAGCCCTGATCTCCTTGATGTCCTTGAAAACCTTGTCTTCCCTGCCATCCTTGTTCACCTTGCCAACCTTGATCTCCTTGATGACCTTGCCAACCTTGATCACCTTGACTTCCTTGTTGTCCTTGAAAACCTTGATCTCCTTGGTGACCTTGAAATCCTTGATTTCCTTGCCAACCCTGATCTCCTTGATGGCCTTGAAATCCTTGTCTTCCTTGATTTCCTTGATTTCCTTGAAAACCTTGTCTTCCTTGAGATCCTTGCGATCCTTGCGATCCAGTTGTTCCTTTTTCAGCAAAAATTGTCCACCAACTATTTTCCGCAGGGGTAACTCCATCAATAGTTGATATGCAAATCCAAGACGAACCACCATATGTAACTACATCATTTACATAATATTGTGAACTAGGGTTATAGGCTCCACGAAAAGTAAGACCAACACCAATAGACCCTTGATTACCTTGGTCACCTTGATCTCCTTGAAAACCTTGTTCGCCCATTTGACCTTGATGTCCTTGAACACCAATCATTCCTTGAATGCCCTGATTTCCTTGAGATCCTTGAGATCCAGCAATATCTGATGTGATAAAATTTTCACCATCAAAAAAAACGGCTTGTCCAGAGGCTGGTACTCCAGAAAAGTCGTCTTGATCTTGTATTCTTGTTATGTTTCTTTGGAAGTGCATATTTTATTTTCTCCAAAGATAAATACACCATCTGTTAAGTAATGGCTGGCCACTTTTTAATAGGGCAATCTTGACCAGCCCAACTAGCTTTTGTCTTCAAATTACAACCACATTTTGTACATGTCCAATTAGGACTAGATTTATTTACTTCGGGGCATGTATCACAAATATCTAATCGTATTTTTACCTTATCTTCCGTTAATGTTGGCATTCCAGCAGCAACATGCTTAACAACCGCTTTTGCAAAGCTTGCAGCTTTTTCAAAAATTGTTGGTTCTTTAGCCATAACGATCTCCTTTAGTGTTTCAAATCCTTTTGCAATATAACAAAAAAAACAGTCCTCGTAAAGAGGACTGCTTTATTTTATTTAATATTTTAACACTATACTGCACCAAGAAGAACCCTTCGGTTATCAAGTACAGCAAAGCCGTGTTCACCAAAACCATACATGCCCATCCTGCGTTGACGATGGAAAGTAGGATCTTCGTAAACTTCGATTTCTTGACGAACAGGATGAACAAAGCTGTCTTGTTTATCAAGGTCTAAGCCGATAACAATTTCAACTTTGCTGCCTGGCATAGATGCACCAAGAGGTCCAGCATAATACTTCTGGAATTCTTGACCAACGCCAATTTCATCAAGATCGTGAAGGTTAACGCCAAATACCCTTGGAAGTGGAGTTTCTTCTTGAACGAAGATTTCCCTTCGGGTAAAGTCATCAACTTCACCAATCTGCCATCCACGAATGTCTTCAAGACTTTCTGGACTGATATAAAGGTCAGTAAGCTTACCACGATTAATCGAGGTACTATTACCACCAGTATTTCGCCTCATGGAAGTTTTGAGAAGAGCAACTAGCCTCTTGCTAAAGTAGCCAGCAGCAGCAGCATCGTCATAAATGACAAGGCCACGACCAACGCCAGCAGCAAGAATGGTTCTCCAGCCATCGCTGTTCATTTTACGAACAAAAGATGCTTCAAGAACTTGCATTGCTCGACCAATGATATCCCACCTTGCATCCCTAGCATAACGCAGGGAGAAGTCGATGGAAGCACCAACTTCATAGGTAGGAACCATTACATAGTCGCCTTCTACGCTTCGCTCAGGAATTTTACCCTGTGCAGGAATCGTATAAGCAACGAAATCTTTCTCAGTACCAGGAGCAAGAAAATCCAAAGGAAATTCTACCGAAGTACCAGGAGCAAAATTTACAGTTTCAAAAATATTGCTAACGATATCTCCGTTAACAATACCCTGACGAAGAGGGAGGGTTAAAGCTTTGGCCAATTCAACTTGTGCAGCACAAGCAACTTCATAATTGTTGCTGCCTGACTTTTTCAACAAGTCTACCATTTCTGGAGTTGGTGTCTTCATGGAACTATCTCTCCTTTTTTAAAAGTTATGCAGGAAGGTCAATATACACTTTTGCGAAACCACTTTCGTCTTTTGCAGTAGCAAAAGCCCCTACTAGTGGAGTAGCAACTACACCAACAGGAGAAATTACAGTTGATAGAACACCAGTTCCAACAAGATATGCTGGAGCACCTGGTGCTGGAGTACCAGCTACCGCATCAGTTACAACATAACCTTTGCGAAGCAGTGGGGCTTTTTCGCCAACTACTTGCTCATCTTTGTGGAAATTTCGATGCTGACGAGTTTGGTCAATGCTTACAAAGCTTGCCAAAGTCAAACCAGCAACTTTATATCCAGATGGATTTACAACTAAAGATGCAATTCCTGGAGTTTCGTTACCAACACCAGAAGCTTGAGTACCATAAACAAGAACAAGACCCTTGCTTACAACATCGTTGCAAACCAAAGAAATGTCAGTTTCAAGTACATTACGGTCAGATTTAAGAGCCATTAGTCTCTCCTTTTATTACTCTGTGGCCGATGTTTCTAAACCAAAATAAGACGCAATTTGCGATGCTACTTGCTTAACACCATTAGAACTTTCTGAAGTTGCAAGAGCAGCATCTGATTTAACTTCAGCAGTGTCCAAGATAGATGCAGATGCTTTAACATCTGCTGGATCTTCACTAATTTCTACATTTTCACTTGGAGTTTTCTTTTTGTCTTCTTCTGGATCTTTAGCTGGTGCTTCTTCATTAACAGTTTTTCCAGATTTGTATTCAGACATTTTTTTATTAAAGTAATCAGACTGTACATTAACAGCGGTGGCAAAAGATTCATCATTAAGAGTACTTAATGCAGAAACTACCAAAGTAGCCTCATCTTTATTCATGCCAAACTTTTCGATTACCAAGCTTGCACGATCACTCATGCTTTTTTCTTTCTTCATGCTGTTAAGTTCGTTAACAACCATGTTCAATTGTTTTTTCATGGCTTCAGATTCAGCCATCATTTTCTTTTTATCTTCTTCATGCATAGAAGCTTCTTCTTCCATTTTCTTTTTCTTATCTTCCCACCATTTGTTTGCTTCTACTTCTTCTTTGTCCTCTTCTTTAATTGCTGGATCTTCAGAAGTCTCTTCCTTCTTTTCTTCTGGAACTTCCGGTGGAAATTCAGCAACAATTTTTTCTTCTTTAACTTCTTCAATGCTCATAATGATCTCCTTTGACTTTGTAGTCTCATCTAATTGGTACACCGAACTTGTAATAAAAGCTTCCGTTTCATCAAAAATAATACTTTCTGGATTGGCTGGCTTGCGGACAAGCCCCTTTCCAGAGAAGACGATGTTCTTTAAAACTCTTCCTATTTTGACATTATTAAAGACACCATTACCGCCATATGCTCGTAAATGTTTAGTTAAAAAAGCAGTCTTTTCATTTCTAGCAATTACTTTGGCAGCAACACCATCATCCATAGCGTAGTCAAAATTATTAAATAATGCTTCCATAGAAACAAACCATTTGTTGTTTGCTATGCCAGAGATTATATCGTTCATCTCTTCTTGTTTTTTTGGATCTTCCCAAAATTTATAAAGTACAGCAGAGGTCAAGATGTGAAACTTTTTAGGCAATTCATCAACACTAACTCCTTCTGCCACATCATTGCCATCTTCATCAATTACTTTAGATCCAGTAATATGTCCGATTATTTGCTTTTGATCATGCTCATAATTAAATGGCTTATCAGATGGGGTATTTCTTGCAGTCCAAACTTCTGCTTTATCAAACACATCATCATTTTTATTCCAGCCAGTAGTAACTAAGATAGACTTCAAATAATGAAGATCCATCTGGTTTTTGTTTTCTGCTACTGCTCTAAGTGGCTTGTTTAATAGGAAAGGATCGCAAATTTCTAATTCACATGTAGAAGAAATAGACATGCTAGAAATAATTTTTTCTTTAAGTCCATCTTGTATTTCTGACTTAAAAATTGCAAATTCTTTCATTTATTTTCTCCTAAATTAAAATAGTTTGTTATTTTGCTTAAAAACAAAACATTATCTATTTCTTTTTCAACATCTGCGTTCTTAAATTTAAGTATGCCATCGTCTACACTAAATAATTGCAATGTAAACTTATATGAATTTTCAATGTCTTGATGCAAAAAAACTGCGTAAATATCATCAACCTTCTTTTTGCCCATGTATACTTCTACATCAGAAGTTTCTGTGTCATATATTATTTTTATCTTTGGCATACTATCTCCCTAATAAATACACCCAAAAATCATATATTCTTTTAATTAAAGATTTTTGCCCTTTTATAAACAATCCCAAGCTTTCTTTTTCTCTAACAAATTTATCTAGAAATTTTGGTAATTTTTCACTTTTATGTTCATGCGTAAATATAAAATTAGATTGATTACCTAGTACTGTAATGTAATCTTTCTTACTATTTTTAGCAAATTCTTTATACCAATATCTTTCTAAAACATCAACTGTATCATGTTCAACAAATGGAGGCCAAAATTTTCTAGCGGATGAAACCGCAAAGCAATTTGTTGCCCAAGCATCTGTTGTAAATCTATTATTCCAAATGAAAGTTACAGCACTAGCACCAGAAATCATTTCATTTTCTATAACATTAAAGCCGTATTCTGTTATTTTTACATCTGCTGCTTGAACTATGCAGTACGAGTCTGGATGATCTCTAAATACAGTTTCTAATCCTAGTCTTATATTGTGAGATTCAAAAAAAGATGTTGGCTGTTTTCCATTTTCGTTTGGAAAACCTTTTCTTGTAATTAGCTTTTGAACAATGTCTTTTTTAATTAAGTCTTCAAATAACCAAAACTTTCCATGTTCTGGAGAAGACCATATTACATATATATCTGGCTTAGCCTTGAAAAATTTTTTATATCTTTCTATATTTTCAATACTACTACAAAATTCATGGTATCTACGATATAGGGTAATCAGAATTATTGGTTTCATCTTGTTTGCCTATAAAGTAAATTGCAACAGATGACGCTTCAATTTTTCTTCTTGTTTCTGTATTTGGTTGAATGCCTTCTTTAGAAATATAATTCTTAGTAGCTATAGACAGAACCTTATTTATATCATCATGAATTTTCATGTCTGTATTAATAATTTTTGCTATGGTTTGCTTCTCTACCTTTTCCAAATAGCTTAAATTGCAAAGTATATGGAACTTTGTTTTTTCTAAAGAATTAAAATCTTCAGAAGATAGTTCTCTTATAGACTTCTTTTTTGAAGAATGTAAAAAAGCTGGATTAACTAAATCAGATATAGATTTTTGAGCAGCTTCTGCCCAAGACATTATCTCTACTAATTCAGCAGCAGTTCTTGGTTTTACTTCTTTTTTCTTCCTTACTTCTTTATCGTTGACTCCAACTGGTCTTCCTTGCCCTTCAATGCCAATAGGCTTGTCTTGAGATTGATTTGGATTTTGGCCCATTGGAGGAACTTTTGGTGGTGCTGTTTCTTGAGAGGCTTCAACCCCAAAGTCTTTTGGAGTAAGCACACCCATTTGTGCCCAAAGTTTTTTGATTTCTTCTAGTCTTTGTGGGTTGTGCCAAGGGCCAGCCTTCTTAGGCATTTGATCATTTTCCCTTTTCTTAAACTCTCTTTTTCTTCTAACAGTTTCAATTTCTGGAACAAAATTAAATCTTTCTTGAATTGCTTCTTCACTAATAATATCTCTATCAATTAAGTCGATAAGCAATCTCTTCTCTGCTGCTTCGTCTTGTAGTGTTTGATGATCAAAAACAACTTGAGCAGGGAACTTAAATCCCATTGCCTTCTGAACTACTTTTATTTCAGTTTCCCAAAATCTAGCTAGTAATTGTCTGCCATAATCTAGTCTTTCAATTAATGTTCTAAGACTAATGTAATTATTTGAAAAGCCTTGACCAGTAGGCAAACCAGTTAAAGATGGTGGTATACCCAATCCTGCAAAAATTGCATTTAAAATTGGCTTATACTTTTCTTCACCTAAAAATTTAGCTACATCAGTAGATGTTTCTTTAAAGTCTAATTCTGGACCCCATATAAGATCGATAGATCCACCACCAACATTGTTTAAAAGCATATCTGCAAGCCTACCGATTGCATTTTCTGTTGGCAATATTCTATGTTCTAAAGATCCTAATTTCCAAAGTCGAATATGGCTAACTGCACCATCTAATGCTGCAAGATCAGCAAGCTTCATTTTCTTAAGCATCAACAAATCTTCTAAGATGCAATAGATCATTGGCTTTGCCCAAACTTGCCAATCATCTCGCTTGTAGTAAATAGCAACAGTTTTATCTGCTGGTAATGGAATTGATTTACCACCAGCAATACTTGGGGTGAAGTTTGATGTAGGTACTCCAGACAACATTTCTTTTTCTATTTCTTCTTTTGGATTCTTTAATTTTTTGGCAATTATTTCTGGAATTCTAACGCCATATCTAAATGCATTTGGCCCAAGAAATGGTGCTAACTCTTCTCCATACACTTCAATTGTACAAGGATTATAAATTGTGTATGACCAAGGAATTTCATTCTTGGCTACACTTACTGGTTTTTCAATAACTAAATCTGCTGCCGAACCCTTCTGTAAATTTTCAACATCTGAGTTTTTTAATTTTGCAGTAGATCGTTTTATAATGACATTCCCTGCACGATAAAGCATATTTAAAATACGCTCAGTTCTTTCTACTCCATTTACTTTTTTAAACCATTCTCTATAAAAATCTTGAATTTTTTCATTTGGATGAACAAGCTCTATTCCCTGACAAGCAAATTCTGCCATCATATCTATTACATTACGCACAATGCCAATCCGTTCATAGGCTTGCATAC